GTGTATCTGCCCCCGATCTTGTTACCCAATTTGGAGGATAGATATACACAAGAAAGTTAGAAGGTTTTAGGAACCCCATTTGTGTATTGACTTTGAAATTTTCGATGTCAAATGCCATTAGTTAAACCCTGCTTCTAGAATCTTGCCATACATTTCTTTTTGTATCCTTTCTAAACTGTTCAGATGGTACAAATAATGCTAAATTCCATTCTGTGGGCTCAATGTAAATTAATGTGGATCGCATACCCTCAGTCAAGTAATGTTTAAAGCATGGCTTGAACCATCTATATTTAGATGAATTGTTAAGAATATTATACGTCATTCGAAGTCTAGTTGTCTCGTCAAAATCTGTATTGTTAAGAAGATTGTATAACTGGTCCATTAGTATTGCCCTAAATTTGGGCGGCAGGTAATGAAGGTTGATTCCATTAAAGCCATTTGCAACTCTTCTTAGTGGAAAGACAAGAGGGAATGCATCATAGAAAGGGAGTGTATCCCTATGGATAGGTGTATAAAGAAACATATACATGCGTCCAAGAAGAGGAATCTTGCGTCTTCTTTCAGATTCTCTCAAAAATGTTCTTGGAATAACATCAGCAGGTCTTAATGTTTCGTATTTTGCTTTAAGCCACTGAAGAGATTGCATTGAATTATCGAGCTCTATGCCCTGCTCTTCTGCCATTTGTAGAAGCTGGACAAAGCCAGGAATGTTGGAATTAGTATTGGTAACCATTGATCTCTCGTTCAGTTAGGATCTGAAACTTCCATTTCCTCTCGTTACAAAACTCTTGACAGGCTTTCCATTTGGCATTATTAACACCCCAGTTCTTAACATCATTGATATATCTTGGTGTTATTCTACTCTTTTTCTCAGGCGGCTTCGTTTGAGAGGATGGTTTAATCTCTATAACAATTCTATCAACATTACCATTCTTATCTCGTCTCTTCACACTAAAGTCAGGAAAGTATCTATGGTACCTACCGTCAATTGGCGATAGATATGGTACAAAGAACTCCTCACTTGACCACTCTAATACATCTGGGTGTGTATCTAAATAGTTCATCAATTTAAGTTCCAGAGATGAACGATAAATAACATTGGTGGGGTCACCATTGTATTTTTGTGGATTTTTAACTTTATAACGCCCCTTATAACTCATATAGGTATTTATATGGCAAAAGGAACAAACCATCCATCTGTTGCAATAAGTAGAAACAAGAATTCTAGATCATTAGCCACAGATGTATTTCCTGCTGGCGATAATAAACTTAATATGGGTATGATATTTAGGTTTGTAAGGTATGAAGTTAGTTATGGCCAAGGCGCAAAGGCTATCCAAACAAGGGATATTACAGGCGGCCACGTTGCACTTCCTCTTCCAGATGGATTATCAGATAAACTGGATGTCAACTATGACATCACTGATTTAGGTGCCGCAGCGTTTGCCGCAAATGCAGGAAAGGATACCGTTAATGCCCTCAAAAATGAGGGCGCTCTATCTGCTTTAGGTTCGTTGGGCAGTGATGCGCTGTCCGGCGGAAATTATTTGGCAAGATCGGCACTAAATGCAGTGGGTAGTACTGGAGCAGTTGCAAGCCTAGAATCTGGAAATGTTCCTAATCCATTTACTACAGCTGTTTTTAAAAATGTTACTCTAAAAACTCATACACTAAACTGGACACTGACCCCAGAGACTCCTGAAGACTCTATAGCAATTAAAAGAATTGTCAACCTCTTTAGAATGCATGCTCTACCAGGCGTCACAGCAGGCAAACCATTCTTAACAATGCCTAATGAAGTTCAGGTTGTCTTTTTTGGCACAAATGCTCTATACGGATTTGGCAGATGTGTTATTACTAATGTGACAGTAAATTATAATCCAAGAAGTGGTCCAGCGTTTTATAAAAATGTGGGACAAGGATTAATTAGTGCACCTCAGCAAGTAGAACTTCAAGTTCAATTAAATGAAGTTGAGGCACTAACAAAAGCCTCATTTGATCCAACTGTTGGTGGTGATGGTTCAACAGCAGTAGTTCAATCCCTTGGTTCAACTGCTAGTTCTCCCCAGCAGGCAGAAAGACCTGGTAATAAACTAGTTAATCAAAACCAAAAACAAGATACGCAACATCAAGCAGCTGTTGAAGCAGCAACAACAGAATCAGAAGTACAAGATGAGACTGATAAATTCTTGGCAGGCGCAGATACCACAACAAACATAAATGACCCAGTTAAAACATTTGCGGCCGGCAGTGCTCCAGAAAGTTCAGGGGAAGGTAGTGATCAGAGAACACCTGCTACAACTGCCCAAAGCTCAAATACGGCGGTCAGAGAAACATCGTTTAAGGGTACAATTAATGGACCCTTTCAAGCTGTTTATGCTACTGAAATTCAAGCAGAACAAAAAAGACTTGGAGATGACCCAAGCTTGCCTGCAAATAAGAGACCATCTCCAACTAAAAGAAGGATCATTGAAGTACAAGCTAGAAATAATATTGGAGCTAAGCTCATCAACGGCACATTGGCGCCAAGAGGCGGTGTCACTGTTTCAAATGTAGGTCCAGGCGGCTAGGTAATTACTAATGTCAAACAAATATTTTAAAAACTTTCCTCTTGTAAAATATGGCCAGCATGATGTTAGAAACATTATGCTTAAAGCTACAGTTGGTAAAAGACTATTTGAAAATTTTGATAACTTCTATCCCTATACGGTCAAGGAAGGGGAAACATTGACAGAAGTATCATTTAATTATTATGGTTCTGTTGATTATGTTTGGGTTATTGCTTTGTCTAATAATATAATTGATCCTGTATACGACTGGCCACTAACCCTAGAAGATTTTGAAAATTTTATCATTCAGAAATATGGTAGTCTAGAAGAAGCAATAAGACCATCCAAGGCAAATTACTATTCAAGTTCAGGCTATTCATATTATATGACTAAAACAACATATGAAAATATTGATGAGGTGGACAGAATTGGATGGTCACCAATTGACAATTACACATACGAATTTATTAAAAATGAAGAAAAAAGAAAGATTAAATTGATAGATAATTCAATTGTAGTTGATCTAAGTAATGAAATAGAAAAATTACTTAGAAAAGTTAATAGACTAAACCAAGAGACTACTGAATAATGTCAACTTTAACAACTGGTGCCCTTATTAAAGATGGGCAGGTTAGCCAATTTGGTTATAAAATTGTATTAGTTAAGCAGGGTGGCGGCCGCGTTTCTTTGAACACATATGTTAGATCTTTCAGAATTTTTGAATCTATATTTACTAAATTCACATACATGGAAGGATTAATTTTAGATGGTATGAATATTGCTCAACGTTTTGGGTTTCAGCCTGGTGATAAATTTGAAGTTGAAATTTATAAGGACCCAAGTGATTCTCCACCAATTGAAAGACTAGTAAAAAGCTTTATTATTGAAGAGCTTGGTGGTCAAAATAGACCAGATGGTAACAAGGCTGCTAATTATACGTTTAGAGCAGTATCAGAACTTGGCCATAAAGGTCTCAATGCTAGAGTTAAAAGAAGCTATAGGGGTAAAGCTTCTGCAATTGTTGAGAGCATTAATGGTACATTTTTAGATAAAAGTCTATTGTTTCAAAAAACACCATCTTATGGCAACATAAGATACGTGACAACAGATAATAAGTCAGTGTTTGATGTAATAGAAGATATATCTAAACATTGTATATCAGCAAGTAACCCTAAAGATGGCAACTATCTATTTTATGAAGCAAGGGATAAATGCTTCTTCAAGGCATTAAAGCACATCAGAGCAACAGCTGTTGATCACAAGTATAAGCTCGTGGCTAATAAAAACAGAGCTGAACAAGCTGAGGATAACTTATTCAGAATAGACACATTTGTTCACCATGAGTCTATTGACCAGCGTAAAAACTATTTGGATGGTACTTTAAATAATGTAGTTAGATCGTTTGATTTTATTACTAGAGAAGTAAAAGATACTGATTATGCCATTTTATCTGATAGTAGACATGGTAACTTACTTGGGGACAATCTCTTAATGGAGCCTGAAGAAATAAACTTTTTTAGAGCAGATCTTGGCGACGCAGGTCCTAGTGTGTTTTTAAGATGTAGTCAAAAAAGTTATAAAGACAGTGAGAAGGACAGCACAGAGGAATTCCTGTCTAAGATTAGACCATATTCAGTTGGCCAGATGGGCTTGCTTAACCAAACAAGACTGACAATCTCTGTCCTTGGTAACCCAAAAATTTTACCGGGAGATGTAATTGAAATTGAAATGGCCCAGGCTTCAGGTGACTCAACTATTGAAGAAAAAGATTTTGTTCTTGGTGGTAAATTTTTAGTAGGAACAGTTGTTCATGCAATAACTGATTCTGATGATTACTCATTAATTATAGATTTATATAAAGATAGTTATGAAAGAAATATTAGTTCTTTTAGAAAAGATATTAATAGTTTAGGATTGAGTGAATTGGGAGATTGACAATGGAAAGCGGCGAAGCAAATTTTGAATCAATGGTTTGGTTTATTGGAGTTGTTGAGGATGTTAATGATCCATTAAAGATCAATAGAGTCCGTGTGCGATGTCTCAAAATACATAATGCCGATAAAAATTTAACTAAAACAGGTGATCTTCCTTGGGCGCCTTTCCTTTCATCTACTGCCCAAATGTCAGCCCCCATGGTCAATCAGGGTGACTGGGTAATAGGATTTTTTATAGACGGTGCTGCATACCAACAACCAGTTGTTATTGGTTCATTTGTTAGTATTCCTGCAACAAAAGCATTTCCAGCTAAAGGATTCTATGACCCATCTGGTGTATATCCTAAGCCAGAGC